AAGGCTCCCAACCTCTTGTTCCTTACCCGTATGGGTATCTCAGAGGTCAACGACTGGTACCAGCATCACTGGGACCCGGACGAGACCACTACTTCCATCGATTTCACTGGATGGGATACTGGTGTCGACCGTGTGTTCCTCGCTTTTCACTGTTGGCTTTTCCGACTGGCTGGATTTCCCGAAGACTACATAGATACCTACTTTGATGAGATGGTTAACACCAAGACCCCTCGTGGGTCGCTTCCCATCATGCAGGCTTCTGGCAATCGGTACACCTTGTTGCTCAATTCCGTTGGTAACGCGTGTCTCATTGGCTCTATGCTAGAGATCACGCCTGAAACCCCAATCGGTGTTTGTGGCGATGATAGTATCATTTGTGGAAATCCCCGCAACCGCCGTGGCTTCCGTCCAAAAGCCTGGCGCATGGCTCCCAAAAAAGTCGTTCGTCCCTCACAACAGTTCTGCGGATTGGTGTTTGGCACCGGTTCCATCGGCTTTGATCATGATTCGTTTCTGCATCGTGCGAAGACTGCTCTCAGACGTGGCGTTAACAACGCTGATTTCTGGAATAGCATGGACTTCGCCATACACTTCGCTGCTCCCGCCGAGTTTTCGGATGTGTTGCAACACGCCGTTGACATTTGTAACGATGCCCGGCGTATATTCAACCTTCCTGACTCCATTTTCCCGACTCATCAACCTATCATCAAATTCGTGAATGTCTGATTACCCTGAACCGACCGAAGTCGTTAAACTACTGCTCACTGTGTGTGTGCGTTGTTAGGTCTGTAGTTGTCTCCGCGCTTCCCATCGCTTCCGTTTGTGCGGTCTAATGTCTGAAAGAAGATATACCGTTTCCCGTCCTCCGAACCTTTACATCCCTAACCTCCTTCGCTACTACCAAGAAATTCAAGATGAGGTTGAGGCACATCGCATTATGGCCCCTCTTTCGCCCCCCACTACCATGGAGGAGGCTTATGAGGAATTGTTTGGTCCTCCTGTTACCGTGCGCAATCCCGTTCCATTTTGGTTTCCTACCGTTCAAGTGTTCTGGCATCCTGGCTACTTTCCTGGCCATTTTGCTGAATGCTGTGTTTGCCAAGATGGTTTGGTGAGATGTGCTTTTCTGACCTGCCGCCACTTTGTGTGTCAATATTGCCTCCCTCGTCTTGATTCTTGTCCTTGTTG